CCAGGATGTGGTTACGGTGTCGCCTATCTGAACAGTTGTACCTAAAGTAGGATATGCTTCGTCACCAATAAACAATCTCCAAATGCCGCCTGGTGGCACAAGTTCATCTACAGAGTTTACCTCAATATTTTCTATTAGTGAACCACCACCTACTACAATCGATGCGTTGTTATTGTTTGCGATTGTATTTGCGTTGAACGTAAAGTTTCCAGTGTTACCACCACCGCCTACATTCTCGACTGTACCTGCTCGCATTTTAGGACGATATGGAATCTGGGTCCAGTTGGCCGTGTTGAATGACACAAAAGGCGTAGGAGTTGTAGTAGCCCACATGTCGGCTGCTTCAACACGAGTCTTGTCAGCGGCAGCAAATGTACCGTCACTTTCTATATTGACCTCTTCAATTCGGCCATCATCTAGTTCATCTACTGAGTAGGTAGCAGCCACATAGTTGGCACTAGGAGTATCTCCATCATCAACTAGATACAAGTATTCAGCGTTGTCAATAACTGTGACAGCACCTTCATCGCTACCAAATATATCTGGATTGTTGCCCCCGATAGTAATACGGCGTTCTACTTCTTCAGCACGGTAGTCAACAGCCTGTGTAACGCCAGGGATAACAACACCAGTTGCGCCTGCTTGTAAATTCACGCCGCCTAGTGTTAGGTCAGCGCCTTGTATTGCGAATGGTTTATTTGCCATGTTATATTATTCCTTAATCTGATGTTGTAATTTCTGTCGCGAATGTTTTGACATATACGGCATTGGCACTGGGTGCGGTACACAGTACTTCTATTCTGCTGGTCAGTGCGTTCCACAATGCGGTAAATGTTGCCAAGGGTGCTGCACTGGTATGTATAATGCCATAGACCGTTGAGGCTATGTCATTAGCTCTAAAACTTTTGGCTATGATCATTTCACATGCTTGTGTGTCCATATCTACAGCCGCACCAACAATTCCCTCAACTTGTATCAACAATCTTATAGTGTGTTGATATTGACCTGACGCCGAATAAACTACAGTACTGGCGTTGCCTAGACATGTAACTGTACCTGTATCTCTTTGTAGGGCAACATTAGGATATGCTAATTCGCCGCTGGCGTTAAATCTCCATGTACTTGAAAGCAGAGCTCCTGCATCACCTGCAACTAATTCAAGACTAGTGTTATCAGGATCAACAGATATAGATGCACGAGTGTTGGCAATTTTTATTTCTAGCACATCGATGTCACCAATAATTCCGTCACGCTCTGTAATTAAAGTTGACAATTCTCCTTGATATCCCGATAGTTGAGTCTGTGCTGGTCCGATTGCTGCTAGAGCAGAGGCATACTGGGGATTACTTGGTCCTTGATTTATTATGAATTGAAAGTTACTAATTTGACCCTGTACAGCAACGATTTGACCTTGTTTAATCTGGATTTGAGAAAGTTTTGAGCCAAGTTGAATCCTTAGAGAGTCTAAAGTTTCAGTGAGTCCAGATACATCACCTGCTATAGATGTACCGTTTTGTATTTCAAATAAACTAATTGGCATTTTCTTTTATTCCTTTTATGCTAGGTAAGTAGTGTTGAGTACTGTTGCTGATACCCTAGCTTGTAAGGTAGTAGTTTCACTAGTTGGCCTCGCTCTAATTCTATATTCAGATGTAGTAACACCTGGCTCTTCTGTTGGCTGGATTACATATTGTCCTTCAAATGTTGCTATAGGAGCTGTACCTGTATAAGTAATTCCATACACTGTAAGATGTATGCTGTTTACATCATTAATTGCTGCTATGATTTCACATGTTTGAACTTCGTATGCAGCATCAATAGTTTCAATAAGCACAAACAGTTTAATTGCACGAATCCGATTGTTGGTTCCTGTAGTATAAATTACAGTAAATTCACCTGGAGGAATTGAAATAAGAGGGCCGCCCGCGCCAGGGTAAGCAGTAGTTTGCTCTGTTCCATCTTGGAATATAATTTTGTTTCTGATACCTAATGTACTGCTACCTTGGAGTATAACATCTCCATAAAATGCTGTACCGCTCATTTCTATTGTGTTTGTCAATGTGTCAACAGCAGTACCTGTGGGCGGGAATGCTTGCGACATATCTCCAAGCTGTCCCATTTTAATGGATGCACGGTAAGGCGACCATTCACCGCCAGCAATTAGTTCAATTCTCCCTTGACTAGTGTATCCTAGCCCGTCGACAAAATCTCCTAAATTATTTGCAATGATACTTATTTTATTTGCACGGGGTACTTGTACTCCTATATTGTCTGTATTAGGGTCAGCTGGGCCTGTAATTTTAATATAAGACTCAAAATCAAAGTTACTAAGACTTATACTATGTGTGCCAATTCTTGATATCAATTGATCCTGAGTGCCAGTTGATCCCAATATCATTGTTGGGGCTATAAGTGAGTTGCCGTTATTTGTAGCATTTGTAAACTGCCATTTTTGTTCCAGATCAGTGTCATATTTTGTATAAATGTCTACACTAAGCTCTTTAATATCAATTTCGCTGCCACCTCGACCATCGCCATTTGATCCATAATTATAGATATAAATTGGCTTTTTATCAACGGTGCTTCGAATGTTTAATCCGGTGTCAATAACTTCGTTGTTATTACGCTGGAATACTGATGAACTAGCTTCTGTAGTATAAACTCGGCTTACTATGCCTGCAAATCCTACAACGTCAGTTGTGTTTAATGTTTGGTCAAATTGATTAACACTAACAATGCCGCCGGCATCAATTTCTAAACCACTGCCAATTTTAATGCCACCTAATACACTACTTGTTGCCTTAGGCAAAGTGTAAGCACCGGAATCTGCGCTTAGTACACCGTTAGCATCAATACTTAATCTTGCACCAACTTTAATTCCACCTAAAATTGTTTGACTTGCCTTTGGCAGTTCAGAAAAATTAGCAGTGACCACACCATCTTCATCGATACTAAGGCCTGTTCCTATGCGTATTCCGCCAATTTCGTCTGCCGTTGCTGGCTTAGTTGTTACAAGAACCTCGCCCGTTGGGCTACTGACAATTATTCCCTTTCCAGCTAAAACTTTAGAAACAAGGCCTAACGGTGCGCCAGTTTCACCTCCCAAAGCGTTATATAGTTCTGTAAAATTACTGTTTATTGCTTGGGCGCCGGCTCTTAGCGAATCGCCTGTTGCGTCATTCGCCGTAATACCCGCATAAATTACTTTTTTTGCCATGTTTTATTCCTGATCGAATGTTATCGATTCGCTGTCAAACGTTCCTGTGATGCTGTCAAAGCTGGATGGAGTTCCTGCCTTGTTCTCATATTTACCAATATTCGCATACCAAATGCCCGGAGCAGCTTTTAAGAAACGTGCAATTTTACTGTCATCATCTAGGATATTTGTAGTCGAATCCCATGCTGTTCCTGTGCGTTTAACCACGGTTACCCTTGTTCCAAACTTTAACTTGTGTGTTAATTGTAGTTCATTACTAGTACCGTCTACTGTAAATTCTGCAGCTAGTTCGATATCGCCTTCAGGACTTTCAGGAGCATTATCTACGTTATGCACTTTATAAGGTTTCTTTTTCAAACGAATATTGCCTACAAAGAATGTCCAGTTGGCGTTATCTGTTTTAAAGATATCAGAGCTAGTGTGGGCAGTTATACAACGGAATGTATAACTTCCAACTTCAACAATGTCGTCAATTTTGTATTCAACGTTTGAAGTCCACGGAATAGAACTGTAGCCCCCAACAAATACTTCAATGTCTGATGGCCACGATGTTTTTATTCCAGTAGTTGCATTAGTTTCTTCATATAGTGCAGGAGCAAATGTTAAAGGAACAATATTAGTACCGTCTGATTTAACTTGTTCTACTATTGATTTTTCAACATAAGGGATCGTTTCGCTTGCGCCAATGTCTTGTACAAAACCACCTGATTTATGTACACGGCTCACTCCAGTTCCTAGTGTGCCTCGACGTAATTGTCCTAACAAATAAGTTGTAGTAGATCCTACTATCTTTGGCTCAAGAGTAAAGAATTCGATACGTTCTCCTCGAATTTCAATAATTCCTGGCTTATTATTAGCAATGCTTGGTGTGTCAAAATTACTTGCATCTTCAACTTCAATGTAGGTATCTAAATACTGTAAGTCTTTAACTAGAACTGTTCGCTTATTAGCGTTCAATCGCTTAAAGTGTGTTCTGTTCAACATATCTTTAAACTGCATATAAGAAACACCAGAGTTTAATACACGACTGCCGTAGGTAATAATTGTAAACTCATCTGCTGGATCTGGATAGAACGCTAATTTAATACTTGAACGATCTTCATTCAATTTAAAGTCAGCACTTGGAGTTAACAGTAATCCGTTTTTAATAACCCATACGTAATTGTCATCTATAACAGATCTGTCTAGTTGGATTATCCCGCCAGCAACACCCTTGTAGTTATAAAACGCAGGAGTGTCTGGAGTTAATTCAAAGTTTGAAGTAACACTAATGCCAGTACGTTGTATATCTAAAATGTCGTGTTTATAAGAACTTACTACTTCAATTAAATCAGTTGACGTATAATTTTTATCAAATTGAATCTTACCTGGCAACACTCCTACTGGAGGAATATAATTATATTCTTGATCCTGTTTAATACTAATAATTAATTCTTGGTTTAGATATTTTTTACGAACAAGTTGTGTAATTTTTACAGTGATACCGCTCAATTCGACAATATAATCTATACTTTGTTTTAATAATACGCCGCCGGCATACACATAAATGTCATTGGCAGACAATGAATATGGAGTGAATTTAACCGAGTCAATTACATAATTAACTTTATTACCTGTAATTGTATAATAACTATTATTTGGACCTTTTAAGAATTTATTATTAACTCTTACTAACATATTAGATTCAGCAGGTAACTTATCACCTACAACATATTCTAAATTGTAAATGTTAGATCCGGTTCCTTGAATACGTTCAGTTTGTGTAATTGAATACGTTTGTTCTGTACCACTGACAATCACATAATTAATTATCGCGCCAGCTGATGGTGCGACACTAAAAAATAAACCTAATCTATTTGCACTTTCGTAACTGGCATCAGTTTTAAATAACGCAGGGGTACCTGGTTCAGCAGGCTGTCCGTTAACATAGACTAAAAAGTTAAAATCTTTTACCCAAGCGGCTTTAGTTACAAATTCAACTTGTGATCCATCTCCAACAAAGTAATCTAAATCTAAAATATTTGAACCGTTAAATCCAAAGCTGAATATTGAAATTAATTCGCCGATTGCTGGTGCAGAAACAAATTTAATTAAACTTGCAGCATAATCAATCGTGTAGTCGTCAGTAATATTTTTAATTATTGAAGTTGATGATAGTACATCAGTTAACGAATCTCTTAATCCATTAGTAAATTTAACAATAACTGCTGTAGGACTATTAGGTTGCTGAGACATTTTAAAATCTGTTTGAACTCCATCAGCAACATAACTGTCAACACGAATGTTTGCAGATCCTGTATTTGGTCTGTCATATATCTTAATTGCAACGGCATCAACTACTTGTCCCGGAACAACTTCTTCTGTTGCTGGACTGCTCGTTGGTGTAACAAATCCGTCACCGTCAACTAAAATATCATCAGCTGCAATACCAGTTGCACTACTTAATGAATTTCCTAAGAACTCTCCGCCGCTTAATGCAGTGTCGTAATCTTGCTCTTGTGGCAATACTGAACCGTCGCTGCCAGCTCTACGCCATATAAATTGATCACCGTCAAAGACGTCAACTGTTCCAGGAATACTAAATGTTTTATAAGTTGGATCTAATACACTGTCCGGAACACCGTTAGAAATTATAGTTTGCATAATAGCAGTATCATTTGCCAGTGGTGGTAAATTATTAAGAACTACTGTTGCAGCATTGATTTGTATTTGTTTGGCCGATCTTGCTGATGTATTAGTAACAATATTTGAATTTATTGTTGCAAGACTATTTTCAGAACTAGTAATCAGCGCCTGTGTTGCAGGAATACTTCCTGGTCCAGGATTTACAAGGATATTAATTGCACTAACTGTTGGAGCATATAACGGATCTCCAGGATCTAACCCATCTAATATAATTAGTTGTGCATTTAAGTTTGCTTGTTTAGATACTAGTTGTGCATTATATGTTTCCAAATCTGCTTCTACAGAATTTTTACTATTAACTAGTACATTTCGTTGCGAAACTAAAACTTGATATTCATTTTCTAAAACATTTAACGCCGCTAGTGCTGCACCTGTACTTGTAAAATTAGGATCGTCTAGACGAACAGGGTTAACATAAGCTGTAATATCAATTATTGCTCCACTAGGAATCGGTTCTTGTAGGAATAGGGTTCCGTTTGGATTGATTGTACAATCCACCGGGTCTACTAATGTTTTGGAAAAAATAACTGATGTAGTTGGCTGAATATCTTTAAATAAAATTTGATCTATTTCAACCTGTGTCCCATTAATAATTCTTTTTACCTTAGTGTTATATGCAAAGGAATCAACAGTCTCGTAAGTTGCTGAACCCGTAGCAGTTGTTAGAGGAATTGGAGTTGCTGCAAATCCTACTGTAATTTGATTTGCACAATTAACTTGTCCGTTCAGAGGACTAGTAACAGAAATACTTCCAACTGTCGATGATATATATGTGAAGGTTGTTGGGTTAACAACAGTGATAGATTTATTTGTGTCAGTATCAAGTGCCGTAGATGTTGCTGTTATGCTTACAGGTTGTGCTGTGGCTAGCCCGTGTTGAACAGAAGTAACCACAGTTGCCGTTGCCGATAATGTAATAATTAAATCATTAGTAATATCAATTCCACCAAATACTGAACCCAATACTTTAACTTTAGTTCCAGAGGTATAACCAGTTCCTGGTACAGTAATAGCAATTGTAGTATTAGATGATGTAAAATCTACAATGCCAGTAGTTTTAGTAACAGTAACTCTCATTCCAGAACCAGTGCCTGATTCTATAAATGTCTCTTGATTAGTGTATGTTTTAGCAATAACAGTAAAACTGCTTCCGGCATCAACTGTTTGAGAATTGTTAACTGTATAAGTCCCAGTTAATCCTGAACCAGATGTAAATCCAGTAATTCGTGTATTTTCAAGTACCCCAGTTCCAATAATAACTGAATTTAATCCAACAGTTCCTACATTAATTGCTGTGATTGTTAAAATTGTTCCGCTGATCGATCCAACAAACACACAAATGTCGTCGGCCGCTTTTCCAGTTAGTGATAAATTAACTGAACGAGATACTGATAATACTGGAATAGTATTTGCGTAGGGTTTTGTTAAAAGATAATAATCAGATGCTGAAGACAGTCCTCCAAACATTTGTCCTTTAAATTTAATCTTTTCTCCAACTGTTAATCCTGCAATAGTACTAACAGTAATAAGGTTACCAACTGAACTAGTAGATGTTACATTTCCCACTGGACGATAACTAGTAACAATATTATCTATTTCAACATCTGTAGTATTTGTTAAAGTTAAAATATTACTTCCTGAAACATTTCCAGTTCCTGCAATTTTAGTTACAGTAACAGTTGCCGTTGGCGGAAACACATCGTTCACATTAAAATTATAAATTAATGAGAAACCATCTCCAGTATACGTATCGTTATTTTTACCAACATAATAAACGTTCATTGGCGTGCCAGCTGAAGGCACATATGGCAGTGTAAATGAATGTGTATTTGCAGCAACTGTTACTACATAGTCATCAAACGAACTGTCAAAACTTGCCCACTTATCTGTATAATAGGGAACACTGTCCCACCCAGACGAAATATCAAAGTTTAAACCATGAATATTTACGCCGCCGTAATCGATACCTGTCATTAGTTGCGCTAAATCTTTACCAAGTTCTCCAGATGCTGGATTATAATAATATTGGATACGATCAGCAGCATTTAACATAGACCAGTCTTTAATATATGTAACTGTTACAACATAGCCTTTCTTAGGTGCTACATCAAATGTAATTTTTCCAGTGTAATTAGTATAACCTTTACTTGTAGATTTAGTTATTTCTAATTTATAAGTTGAACGCAACACTTCTACTTGCTTTCCTGGTTCACCAAGTAGTACCGTAGTTTTTCCAATACGAACGTCTGGTGCCCACTTTAAAGGAAATTGTAATCGAGATCCTGAAACTACAGTGTTTCCAGAAAATGTTTCAGTTGCTTGAAGATTAGTAACAAAGTAGTTTTGTGTTACTCGGTCAAATTTTACTTTAATTAAATTACTTCTTACAACGCCGTTTCCTATTTTTGCAGAAACTCTTGCTGGGGTGCCGTTGGCTATTAGACCGCCGTCAATTATTATTGTTGGAGTACTTAAATATCCTGATCCAGCTGTTAACAATACAATACGATTAATTTTTCCGTTAGTAAAAAATGCTCTAGCAGTTGCGCCAGAACCAGTATTACTAATAATACGAACAGTTGGTTCTGCTCGATATCCTGATCCACCATCAATAATGTCTAAAGATATTATCGAGTATCCTAGATTATCGTACCAATGACGCCATGGATATGATAAAATTTGATTATTGTCGGATTGTATTAACCCGTCAACAATGTTTGTTGAAATAGGAATAATTGTTCCATTTTCGTAAACAGAAGGCAAGTCAAAGTCTGTAGTTGATAATTGATTCGTATCTAGTTTAGAATACGCACTTACATATTCACGAATTTTTGTTCTATATGGTTTGACTTCGTCTATGTAATCTTCAAAATTTTCTAAATTATCACTATTGTATGTTACTTTTTGTTTTAATTCGCCAACACTATGTTGTGCTTTAACAAAACTTGTTTTAAAGATCCAGTCAATATAATTTTGTTCGCTGTAAGCATATCGAACTGAGTTGAAGAACAGGTTTAAATAAACTTCTTTCATGTCATCAACAAGGATATTATTTTTAAGAGTTTCTAAAATAATACGTAGTTCAGTTGATGCTGAGTTATCAAATATTCCCGAATCATACAACGACCCATCAAAGCCAAACTCGCTGTTTGAAAAACGATATAGTTCAGAAATAAACTGAATAGTTCCTTTTTCTTTACCTACAACTTTATAACTCTGTGTCCAATCAACACTCGAAGAATCTGCATATTTTTCTAATAACAGCCAAGTTCCTAGTGTTGTGATTCGCACCTTAACGGTTTGTCCTATCTTACATTCAAGGCCCTGTAAATCAGAAATAGAAGAAACAGAATGAACAATTGAAGTAAATTGATTATATCCAGTTGCATACCAATCTATATAATTCCAATAGTTTCGCACATCGTAAGACTGGCTACGAATACGAGACCACACTTGTGTAGACGGCTCGTAAGCATAGATGCTCCAGTTTCCATTTGCAACTGAATCTTGATGGACTAAAACACTATAATTTCTTAATGTTACCGATGTATCTGATGTATATCCGTATCCTTCTGATATAATATCTGCGCCGGTAATTTGTCCTTTTATATCAATAACAGTACGTACTATTGCTCCCGTGCCCGAACCAGTAATTGTAAAATACGGAGCAATTACATAGCCACGTCCTCGATTAAGAATATTAATTCCTGTAATTCGGCCGTTAGTAATAATAGGAGTAAACTGAGGCTTTTCGTAATTTCCAATATTTGAAAATCTCAACTCTGCTTCAGAATCGATTGTCGAATCGTACAATCCAGTTATAGTACTTGGTTCAGTTTCGTACAATTCAAGTTTAGAAATATCCGAATTCTCAACGACTAATTCTTTAACTAATGCAGTATTAACGTGTTCAATAAATTGTTTTAGTGCCTCAAAACGATTAATAAACATTCCCTGACGTGGACGATTTTCTACTCCGTATTTTAATTTAGGAGGTAATAACGGATCAGGAACTAATCGACCCTGCGTATCTTTTCCGCACAAACTATCAAACCACTTTTGTTCAATTGCTGACGGTATTGTAGTTTCTGCATTATTGTTAATAATTTTCCACTGACTATGAATATTTTTGTCTGTCTTAGGACTTGTCCAATATTCGATGCTTAACACTATATCTTTATCTTGCAATAAAGGTTGTACATTAACAAGACTAAACGAATTAGAACTAGTTAATGCAATATATTTGTATCCGTATCCTCTTGGATTTTCAATCAATGTTGAAACATCACTAGCAGACATTGTTCTTCCAAGTACGTTTGGAATTGTTTTTTTATTCTTAACCCAGAAATAATATGTATTTTTAAAACTCTTAGCTATAGTATCGTATTTTCGTACAAGAGCATATATATTATTTCCGTATAAACTTGTACCACTAACGCCAATAGTAATTCCTTCCTCCGTGTCAGCTAGGCTATTCCATTTTTCTGGGGTATATTTTGTTTCAACCCATTCGTAAATATCAATACTTGCTCCTGGAAATATTGTATTCCATGTGCTATTTCGATAAACTAAATCAGTATCGTGACTATCATAGAACTTGGCAGTTCTTAAATCCCACCATAGTGTTCCAACTTGCGATTTTGTCCAAGCCATACCGTCGTCAACATTTACTGTGCTGTCGCCAACACTATACGTTGCAGGGTCGTAGAAAGTTTTAAATTTAATTTCTTGTTCTGCTATTCCTGGAATTTTTCCTTGAGTCGAATCGATAATATCTAGATAAGAAATTAACTTATTAGTAGATTTATTATACAAAAAGGCTCTCTTAATCTTGCTAAGATCCACTCGAACATTTTCTTTTCTGTAGACTTTCCAACTAAGTTTACCAATATCTTTTCTATATTCGTAAACTTTTCCTGATTTGTATCCCTGGTCTACTGCGTTTGGTGATCCAACTAATATTTGGTTTCTACTTACAGCGAGTCCGGTACTATACCCTGCAAGATCATCGTCTGTATTTTCTAAACTTTCACTGTAAATCCATTTCGTTGCATACCTATCATAAATGTCAATTCTTCCGTTATCCGCAATGATATCATACACTCTTGTTAAATTATTATCAAACGTTGTTGTTTCAAGGTCAAACTTTGTTTTAATTAAATTATCAGATCCTTTATTAAAAATAACTAGTGTTTCATAGTCGTTCATAAAAGAAATTTTAGTTCCAAAAAATTGTGCTGTTTCTGGTTTAGGATTAAACAGCTCGTGAACTACTTCATAAGACTCATTATTAATAAATTGATAAACAAAAACTTTTCCTTGATCTAACTTTATATCATCACTCAACGTAGAAGAAATAGCAATATATTCTCCCGAATTTGAAACTGTCAAACTTGTTCCAAATCCGTATTCTGTACCAGTTTTCGTTTGATATAGTGTATATGCATTGTTTGTTTTTTTATAAACAAAAACATATCCAGAAGTTAACGTACTAGTAGACGGACGATTAACTCCAGGTGTTGAGACTACTAGTGTAGAGTTGTCAGCACTCATGCTCATAGCATAGCCAAAATTACTGTATACAGGCAAAATTGGATGGCCAAGGGTGTTGTCTAAATTATAGCGCCAGTTGGTCGTTGTGAATTCAATTCTTCCGGATGGTGTGCTATCTGGTTCTGCACTAATAATTATTGAATTTGTTGCTTGATTTATCTGAGATACATATTGTCCGCTAGTAAATCCAGTTCCTTGCAAATACATGCCTTCTTCAATTCCAGCAGTACTTGTTAACACTACCGTTGTTCCAAAACTTCCTGTTGGATTGTAAGATGTTGTTACCTCTACAACTGTTTTATAATCTAATCTATAAACATTTCCTGTTTCAGTATTATAACCAGATGCAGCTACAAACAAAACGTTATCGCCAAACACTAAGTTAGAACCAAATTTTTCTCCGTTTGCCGGCAATGGACTTAATATAGTTGCAACTAAACTAAAAATATTGTTATTGTCTTTTTTGTAAATTGAAACTACACCTTGATGGTCTAACGTTGAATTAACGCCTGTTGAATCAACAGGAATATAGGCAATTGTTTTCCAATAGATTTTTGCGTTACCTGCTACAGATATAGCAGCAATTGGTCCAACGCTAGCTCCGCCAACAATTGAAGTTACTTTAATGATAAGATTATTAGCAGGAGCTGCACCACCGAGCGATGTTCCTAAAATTCTTATTGTGTCTCCGGCAGCATATAGATTTCCTGCAGAAACAATCGTTGCTTCGTAATTTGATTTTTTTGTTTTGATAGCAAATGTTGCGCCAGTACCAGAACCAATTAAATTTGTTCCCGATAACGTTATAGGATTAGGAAGTGTTTCTGTTCCAGGTTCTTTAGGATTAGATGATGATGACGCCGATACCGCAACATATGGATTTGAATCTTGGATAACAATTTTTCCAACAGTATATGTTGTTGAGGAATTCCATACACCAACATAGTTACTACAAACACTAGATGCTAATGGTGTTCCAGAAGCAAACCAAGTGTTATCTGCAGAGATTGCAATCACATCCCCTGTTAATAAATTTGAAGTGTCCGAGTAACCAAATGCCGAAGATGTAGAAATAAAAGGAGCAGTTATTGTTTGTCGTTGTAACCATAAAGAAGTTGGACTAGCTTTATCAAAAATAATTGAATTGCCTTGATTTGTGGTTACTACGGCAATTGTACTAGAAGGATTTAATAAAATTTGTCTTCCGTAAAATAGTCCAGCTTGCGGTGCTGTATTAATAATTTCACTTTTAGAATACACAGCATTATGATACCACACCGTCCAGCGTCCGTCGCCGCCATCGTCGGTCCATAACAATTCGCCATCATTTGTCGGCAATGTCATAGTTCTATCGGCTACATCAATTGAACTAGATCTTACAGAAATTAAATATCCTAATGTTATTCTTGTTTGTTCAGCAAATATTTTTGGCTGATCTTTTAAATCTGCATCAAGTGTTATTACTCGCCCTACAATTGATTGTATTTTGTAAAATCCGTTATAAGCAAAAGCCTGATCTATTGCAAGGTAATTGCCTAGATCAATTGTAATATTATCTGTTAATGTTAATATTATCTGATTCTTCTTATATTCTAAATTCGCAACAGTTGCATTAAATCGTGTATATTTGTAAACATTCCATTCTCTTCCTTCGAATCCAACCCAGGTGTAATCTCCTTCCGTGAAACTTGTCACATCTTGATTAAGTATTTCATTAATATTTTTTAATGTAAGTTTTACATCACCTGATCGAACATATCCTGGTGTTCGTAAATATAAATTTTTCTTAGTTGTGAGAGGCCATGGGTTATTATTGTACCCTATAGGTTTTAAATATACATCATTAGGGGTTTGTCTGTTAATAAAATCTACTATAGAAGTATCTATTTGATTTACAAGTTCAAATCCTTGAGGATTATTTTTTACGTATTGTTCATCTATAACAAATTCAATATTTTCAAAAGATCCGCTGGCACCGTACTGTCCAACTCGTATTGCCCATTCTTCATAAAATTTTACGCTTTCTTGGCCGTCAGCACTTAGTACATCAAATAGTTTATTAAGAACATTCTTTGTTCCCTTTTCAACAATCATTCCTTGATAGAATTTAAATTCGCTTACATCATCCTGAATAATGTTACTTAAATATTGTCTCTTTTGATAGCCAATTAAATGTTGTGCAACAGTTTGTTGATTAGCATCAAAATTATCACTATCTAAACTATAAAAATCAGAAAATTGAGATGCCTTATACGACCAATTAGGTAGTAACTGAGCCGTAGGCTTACTATCTAGTTTCATCCATTTAGCAGATACAAATAAGTCTTCTCCAGCAATAAAATTCTTTGCTGTATAATAAAACTGTTTATACTTAACTATGTCGCCGAGTGCATAATCTTTCCACTCTTCCCATTCTTGGATAATTGCTTGGTCGAATATAAATCCTGGGACGTTAAAGTCGCCGCGCCAATCGCTACTTACATATCCTGAAACTTTAATACGTTCTTGTCTAAAACCGCTAGTTGGGCTATAAATTGTGTCGTTAAACAAGGTAGTATTTTTTAGTATAACAACTTGTTCTTTTTGCACCAAATAAAATATTGCACCGTATATGCCGTCTTCAACTGGAGTATAACTAACTGCATTTTCATTTCTATAGTTGTTTAAGAAACTAGGAGTAATTGGTGTTCCGTCAACTTTAAATATTTCATATCCGTTAAACGGATTTCTTATATCGTCAACTACAGATAAAGGAGATACAAAAGTTAAATTGGTTGCAGCTGGGCTTAGACTAATAACACTACTTCCGATGGAACTTAAACCATCTAATCTTACATAGTCGTTGGAAATAAACACAGATTCAGGTTCTAGTGTATTGATAGCTCTATAATAATCGCCATTATATTTTACAATATCCCCTATGTTGACTGGTTGATTTGCTACCCAGTCAGTCCACTTATCTTCTCCAGTGCTCCAGTTTTGAGTTGTCCAGAATAAAAATTCTTTTGCACTGGTTTCCCAATTTGTTATAGTTGCAAGTTCTGTATTAAAATTGTCAAATATAAATCCTTGGCTTTTTAAATATTCGCCGTAGCCTAATAAGAAATCTACAACTTCTTGAATAGTTTTAAATTTTGTTCCGTACGGTGCAACAAGCTCTTCAGTATTATCCCAAGATTGTCTAATATACGCATCTCTTCCCCCGATGATTGGCAAGGAAGGTAACGGAGTATAGTATGCCGCATTAAATGTTGTCGTGGTAGTATGTAACGTTTTAACTCGATAGAATCTATTATTAAATGATACAATCTTACCTGACGAATATTGCGAGTCGGCTGTCCAGTTTGTATAACTTTCTGAGATTCCGCCCACATTGATTGAAATTCCAGTAGTGGTATAATTATAATATTTAAAATAAGGTTGAGTTTTATTGTATCCTTTAATACTAAATCCGTCTGATAGTTTTGTAATAATTACACCACTATACGCAATTTTCTTTATAGGACTCGACGAGTTTAAAATAATGTCATAGTCTTCTTGGGGAACAAAAACACTACCCGTTGTTAACGGAGTTTTACTATCAAGTAATAATTTAAATTTTTCTTTACTTGTAAAACCACCAATACGATATGACAATCTAATTTGTAAATTTTTTAAATCATAATTATATTGATCGTAAGATTTTAAATTATCACTTTGTATATAATCAACAATAAAATTAATAATTCCACTAGTTTTAATATTTGTTGCACTTGAAAAAATGCTTGGCAACACAATATCTGTTGGTTTAATTCGTAAACCTGTATCTTTATACACAAGTTGTCCTGCTAAATCTCGAATAATTCTTGATCTATCTAACAACAGTCCAAAAATTTTGGCTGGGGATGTTAGTAATAAAGTAATTAAAATACTGTATGGATAGTGACTACTGCGTCTCCATGCGCTCTCAACAGGACTAACATCGCCAAATACAAAGTCCCCAGCTGTTGAATTTGTAATTGTTCCTGTAGCAAGTCCTGATTCTAAAGGGCTAATTAATTCGCCGTTTTCATTAACTGGCAAATGTCCTTTTAGATACGTACGAACATATTTTTTATTATGTATTGGAGGAGTTCCAGATTTTCTAATAATACCGTTAGCTAGATCTTCCCATAAAATTAAATTGTTACTAGTATAAGGAGCCGGACCATACACAGTGGTCCACCACACTGGCTCTTCGCTAAAACCTAACATTTCCCATGGACAAATATTAGGACGGTCTGTTCCTAGCATCCAGCGATATATACCTTTCCAGTATCCCGGAAGAGGAGTTACATTGTCTGGAGTTGCCATGTCTCGATAATTGTAAGTTCTTGAATCTAAACTATCGTAATTTAATTGTTTTGTAAAATCTTGTTCAATTACATTAGCCCAACTATAAAAATGTGTTGATAGTACGTCGTTAAATTCAGAAGTAGAATACGGCGTTACTCTGTTATACGTGGGCAAATAATCATTTACATCAAAAATTTCTGTGTCATACGAAATTTTAATATTATTATAAATTCTCTTTTCAAGTTCAAGAATTAAATCGTCTCTAAAATCTCCATAGGCTAGCACCTGACTACCATCGTGGCCTTGTATCATTAATCTAGGTGTAACTAAACTTGTATCAAGATAAATTTTTGGTTCGTACTTTGGCCAAATACCTAATTTTGTAGGTGTAGGCGGTATAAAACATCCGTTTGTATTTTCAAATTCGTAAATTGTAACAATGTCATCATTGGCTAGAGTAGCAGATATTACAACAAATCCTTGATCGTTAAATGTATAATCCTTACTGTACAATAGTTGTTCACCATTTAAGTAAACTAATACGGCAGTGCTTGATAACGAATCTAAATTAAATGTATTTGTTAGCGGGTAAGTTTTAATTCTGTAATCAAATACAGTTAAATCTGACCGAATGCTACCAGTAAATGCTGCCATATCACTAAAATAATACGGTGATGTTTTTGGTTTATCTTTTGCAATTTCTTGTAAAATTAAATTAACTTGACGAACTGTATCTGAATCTACACCTAACTGTTCTGCTACTATAATAAAATTACGTTTAAAGCGAATATAATCGCTTTGACTAGCTTCTATTGCTCGAATAATATTGTTGTTTTCAGATGTAAGATGATATGCAGATAAGCTCAGTGGGCCGCTATGCTGTACAAAACGTGTTCCGTATGGGGTAATATTTCCTAAATCCCTAATGTTACTCGGTCCTGGAAATATTCCATCAAATTCATTTTGAATGTTATCCACTATAGAATTTACATGCGAAGAAATTTCTCCCAAGGTAAAATCTACAATATCATCGTTTAATGGATTATTTTGTAACCCAATTGGAGTTTCATAAAATCCGTTTTCATTTATTGGTTGCTGTGCAAATGCTTTGATGGTTAAAATATCGGTTTTTAAAATATCAGTGGTTAATACAACTTGTTTATAATAACCTTTATTGATAATTGTCCAATATTTTTTATCTAACCTAAAACCATTAACATAGATTTTAACTTCAAGGTCTTCTAAAGACTCGATGTTGTTAAAAATATCAATGTCAAAATTATTAACTTTATTTGAATCTTTATAAATTCTTACAGCAGGCTGATTATGTATAGCCTTTGATGTTTGCCAGCCATTAACAAATGTTTGTTCTCCTGTTACTAATGTTTTTAACAAGTATCCAACATTGATTTGTTTATCTATTACGTAAGATACATCCTTGTATTGAAAGGTATCCGAAGCAATGTTGAATTTAAAAAGAATGTCGCCAATGTTATCAATATTTTTATAAGATAAAGAAAACCCTAAATTTAAATCTGTTGACCCTGATCCGATTTTATATGAAAATAATTTAGTACCGATAAAAGTTGAACCGTCATAGACAGTTTTGTTACCAAAACTATCTTTATTATTATCAAATATATCAAACAGTGGGGGCTGGTTTAAACTAGTTTTTTGCTGAGATTTATTCCATGCACTGCCGTCGTACCAGTAAGACAATCCTTGATTAATCGAACCGTATTTAACTAATACACAATCAAGGATTTCAGGAATTCTTTGTTCTACTAAATGTATTTGTCTAACTCCATCCAATAAAAGAAAATCAACTTTATAAATTTTATTTTTAACGCGGATATCTGTATCTGCAGAGAATAAAATTCGTTGCCCCTGTGCTAACGGAATTCCATCAATATTGTATCCCAGTTGCCCTTCAACTTTTGAAAACACATCTGTGGTATAAGTATCAATTAAATCAACATCGTCAATTGAGCGTGTTCCAAAATTAAATAATTTTAAGTTTGGCTCAAACTCGATAATAGGTCTTACAGCTCTAGCTGTTTGGTCAATATTTGCAATTTTTCCATTGTACTTGGCGCTGTCTTCGATTACACTTTTATGAAACCAACGGTTGTGTCGTGTCCACGGATTTAAATCGTCAGCTTGCCTGTTAATTACTACGTAATCTTTTTTGCCAGAAAAAGAAGTCGAGTCTCCAAACGGCAGCGTATCAAATGGATCATTATCAAATAATACTTTTTGTGGAGTTGTATACGGGCTAAGTAATTCTAATCTTGCTTCAGGTATCAAAGAGATAGATTCTCCAACTCCTTCAACATAATACTGTCCTGTTGTATAACTTTCTGGAATTATTGTTCCTACAAACGAAACCTTCATACCATTGCTTAACTGAGTTCCGTTAGGCAACTTATATGTTTTCTTACCTATTAAATCTGTTGTCAAATCTAAAAATGAATTTTCATCATACGACAATATTTGAAAGACTCCGCCTAGGTCGGCATCAGTTTCACTTACATAATAAAGTAAATCTGGAGAATTATAAGGAACTAGGAATTCAATAACACCAGTTTCTACTGCATGATTAGTAACGTTTGAAACGTCATACCTGTCTGCTGGTCCGGCAACTCTAGTAGTCTTAATAGAAAATGGATTACCGGGGCTATTGATTTCAAAACGATAGGTTTGTCCTCTGTATAATCTAATACTTGGGTTTTGTGTCAGTCCAGTAGGAAAAAATACATAAGTATTGTTGTCAGCTTCTGCACTAATTTCAACTTTATATGTACTAACAATGTCTTCTTGTGCGCCAGTGATTTCAATTACATCTGGGCCGTATGGTAGCCAATAGTATTGCTGGAAATTTACAAATTTATCCCAATCAATGTGCGGATCCCAACTATAAAATTCTTGTTCGTTTAATCGAGAATGATTCTTTGTGTTGGCGCCAAACACTCCTAACTGATTAATGTAGTCCTGATAATCTTTAAAAAATGTTGTATTATCAAGTGTGTCTTTAACAATTAAACCAGGTTCTAATTGATAATTTTGTCGTGTGTTACTAGCAGCTTGTAAAAAAATATCATTGCTGGTAGTCGATTTAGAATTTTTTCTTCCAACATAGCCGTTTATCTTTTTAACAGTACCTGGCTGTATTAACTGATCAACGGTGGCTTGTAAGAATTTTTTATTAGCATCTGTTCTAAAATATTTAGGCAATAATTCAGCACTAGATGTTTTTCCACCGTTTGGATTTGTGTTATCAGCCATTGTTTGCTCCGTACGAAGAACTTGTTACGTTTTGTTGTGAAGTAGCAGTTGATTGAACAGTTGTTCCTGCTACAGATTTGATAGACGATGATGTTATGCCAGTAGTAATTTCAATGTCGTCAACGTTGGCGCCATTAACAAATAACTCATCGCTTGCTGATTTGATTTCAAAAAGGCTACCAAAGCCAAGGCCGCCTAGTCTTGGAACAATAACAAAACTTGAAATATCAGGAGCTAATTGAGACATTACATAAGTTGATAGTTCTGAAAAATAAAATGTATCCCCAAAGTCCCAATTTTCTAAAGCAAAAAATTCTTCAATTGCTGCAATAACACGAGTTTTAATATCATTATCAGATACAACTTGATTTGTATTTTTTATCACTTTAAAACTTGCTTGTATATCAGGGCTAGCAGATGATCCAAAAAGAACTTTATAATTTGCTGGATGATAGATAATTTCATCGCTTATAGATTTAATTAAATTTAAACTTGACGATACTAAATCATATAATTCCGTTGAACTTGGTGGTAACGGCTTTGTAGTTGTTGCTCCAGATAACCATTGTCTAAATTTAGTGTCATAACTTTTTGTCAGCAAATACACATCAATAATATTGCTGGCTCCCGGATCAATTCTAGCATCGTAGTCGGCGTTGTGAATATACTGAAATTTAAGTTTATCACGGCCAATAAAAACTTTATAATCTAAAGTTGGAACATATGGGTCTGCTAACAACTCGTTATACTTAACAACTGTATCTGTATCAATAAAGTAAAAATACTGACCTGTTCTTTTTTCATTAAAAGCAACATAATTTTTACTTGCTTTGATTAACACAGTTTCTAAATTATTATCAAAGTATTGATAGTCTTCTTGACCTTGGCTAATAGAATATTTTTCTTGTACAATGTATTTTTTTTGTAATATGTTAGAAGATGTTTCCGCTACTAGCGGAGGTTTAATTATATTTAAAAACAACTCTGGATCATCTACAACTCCGTTATTATCAGAGTCTGCAAATGAAACAATTAATTTTTTAGTATCAACATATCCATCAATTCCTACAAATTCAGAAACAATATCCCACGATTGATCGTAAGTAAATGCCAGCGTTGAAGTTGGTTGTGTGTTGATGCTCAGTACATTAATTAAATCTTTGACCACAGCATTTGATTTGCTATCATAAATTTTATTGCTAGATTCAAAGTAAAATCGAGTTTGTGTATCACTTTCAAAAATGTATTGTTGACAGCGTGATGTCACTGTATAGTATTCGTTGTCTGTTGTGAACAATAACAACCAACTGGCATCTTGTCGCAAGTTTGTTTGATCGCCTTGTTTTCCTAAACTAAAATTATTTTTATTATCTAAATTCAATTCAAATACAATGGTCCATATTTGATTTACAGCATCATATCGCAATCCAAAGGGTTTATTTGCATATATTAAATCTATCATAGTAGTAATAGTACTACTGTCAATTACAGTCCTCCATTTAGGAATAATCTGTGTAATAGATGGAAAAACCCCAGAGCCAGTTACACCTGAAGGAACATTGATATTCAATGTTATCGGTCCAAACTCAGTATCTAATATGCCTGTGCCTGCAGCAGTGCCGTCGTCGACTACGCTAACCACTTCAGCCCATATGGATAATGCAGCTCCTTCAGATGTGGAGCTACCGTAAACTAAATCGTTATTGCTATTTGTATCAAAATACCAACCAGTTGGTGCTGTAAATCGAACTAGAGCGCCGGCTTTGAAATATTTTAAATCAGTAGATGTGTAACTACCCACTTTGTATATCGTCGATCCTGTTTTAGCAACTAAGTATCCAGATGAAAAACCTGTATCGGTTGTAACATTCTGCCAAACTGCATCTAGTCCTGAAACAAAATTAAGGAACTTTTCATAATAAAAATTTCGTAAATCAATATTTTTTATAATGTCAAAAATATCATTTACAATAATGCCTTCAATGTCTGTTTTATTTTGATATGAAAATCTAAAAGAATTTTTAAATTCTTCTTTATAAAGAATGCCATCGTCTGCAAACAATGTTGTAGAACTGTATTTTCCTGTTGGATCTGATAAATCAAAATAACGACTAATTCCGCTGCTAGTTCTGTTTAATGCTTTAATTTTTGCGACTTGAGTACTGGCAGAAAGTGGACTAATATTGTAGTCCTCAGCAGTAATCATACGATTTTGTGTATAGTATGTTGCCGGTGCATTTGCTTTAATATCATCTGATGACTCTGGACCAGTTGCATTAGACACGCTAGTTGCAAGACTCATAGTAATAGTTAAATTTTCTTGCTGTCCTACATTTGAAATGTAAGGAAAAGAAATACTAACGTTACGAATATCTTGTGAATTAATTGTATATGTTAGCCCGTTGCTTACTCTATAGTAAGTACGGAAGGATCCTACTGGTAAGTCTCCAAACGTTCCGTCACTAAATTGTAAACTAATTGCATCGTTAGTTCTAGTAATTACACTGTATATGCTTCTAATACTTTTGTTAAGACTATTGTAGATAATGTTGTTTGCTTCAAAATTTGAAACACTAGTCCACGATTCAATTTCATCGCCAGCTGTGTTTAGTTTGTACAACCAGACATCGTTGTTGTTGATGTTTTGACTATCAATGTCAATAGACTGATTGTTGCTTGGTTGTGTAATTGAAAAAGTTCCTGTATTTAAAGTACCTTGGACAAATCGCATAAAAAATCCAGACCCTGCAGATCCTTGTCCGCGGCCATCATCTCTAAAAATACAACTTACAGGAGTACCTTGTTTTGGAGATTCTTCATAAACAAACGTGTTGCCTTTAAAAGTTGTACTAACAACTTCAAAATCCATAGATCGACCTGCAACAACTTTTGTAAAACCAAATACAGGAACACCTGTGGTATTACTTTGAAAAGTATATTGTTCTGTAGGAATTCCGTATATAGTATTACTGTCTGTTGGGGTTCCAAACTGTTGCGTTTTTGGTAGTGCTGAATTTATTATCTTTATAAATTGATCGTACCAGTTGGCGTTACTTGGATCATTCCAAGTGACAATTTGTCCTGCTAAATTTCTACCATTACTGTCTAAAACAGTTTCAGTTGTGCTTACTGTTGTAAATTTTAAAAGGCCGCTAGCAGATATGTTTCGTTTAGCATTGTATGAAAGCATACGTGCTAGGCGTAGAACGCTTTCACGGCGCTCGGCTAGTTCTAAGAAATTATCACGAGCATTTAAATCAACGCGGAAAGCTATGCTTTGGCCCAAGAACGCAATGAGGTCAATTAGGGCAAGGTATTCGCTAGATTCAATGTAATCGTTGTAATCTTCTGGATAATTTTGACGAATATAATCAATCATCGTACGGCGTAAATTTTCAAAATCATAGCTTTGAAAATCTGCATTACGAAAGCTCTGGTATATTTTTTTCCAGTCTTCTGATATTAAAAGTTTGTTTTGTCTAGCTGTAACCGTCATGATTTGTCCTATATACGATATTTATCGAATAAAATTATGTGTGTACTTTATCCTATCAACAACCCGTTGGCTTGATCGAATCTCAATTGCATACTTTGTTGTATGTTATAGGGCAAATAAGTCAGTACACATTCAATTTGAATTCCTGTTTCGTACTGTGTTACTGTTACTTCGTTGGTGGTGATTCGAGGATCGTAGTTTATAATTGTGTTTACATTTTGTGTTATTAAGTCTTTCAACTGTTCTGTCAACGGTTCAAATAATAAATCCCATATAATTGTGCCAAACGAAGGGTTCATTAATCGTTCACCCTGGCGCACATGAAAATGATTCAATAAATCTTGTTGTATCAACTGAAAATCATATAAAGCAAAATTTTCCGTATCTCGACTAACTGTACTAAATCCCTTATATGTTTTAGGAGAAATTAAATCTCTCCGTTGATTAGGACTTAAAACAATTTTATCATATAGTTTTGCATTTGAACTCATGCTGATTCTCCGGTGTTGTTAGCAGGTGATAATAATTTGTCAAACGTATCATTAAGTGCTGAATAAGACTTCCATGCTGGCGGTGGTGGAATTGATGTTCCTACTTCTCTGTCCGTTTCATCAGAAATGAAACTTAAAGGATCTAAATTTTCATGATGTGGCCACGGCTCATGCATTGGAACACGACACATAATAGATTCTACTGAAGCTCCAAATTCTGTTGGTACTTGAATAGTTGTCAACGGGGTTACAGCTTCTGCTTTTTGCGAGCTGTTCATATAAATTTTTCCAGCTGTTTCTAAATGTGAAGTTTGACTATTAATATGCGACGTTGTTCCGCTAGTAATTTTTGTAGTTGTCGTTGAAACAGATTCAACCTCGTTACCTTCGCTGTGAAATTTTTCAGCACTTTTTAAATTTATATTTCTACCAGCTTCAATATTAACATCTCTATCAGCAGAAAAATTTAAGTCAGTTTTAGTGTGAATACTAATACTATCTTCAGCAAAAATATCTATTTTGCCGTTGCTGGTTAATTCTATCCAAGTTGTACCTCTAGCATTTCCAATATAAATTAAATCTTCGCTGTTATGCAATAAAATTTGATGACCTGTACGGGTTCGAATACGTACTAGCTCGTTATGCGGAACTGTCACGTCTCCGTCTTGTTCATCATTTTCTAATCTTGCATATTCAGGAGGGCCCGATGATGCCAGAGATTTTCTTAAAAATTTATCATCTCCATCATCCATGACAAACGTTGACCCGCCAAGTCTGTTAACGGGGATTACTATTGGATCGTCCTCTGGACCAACCATACCTTGCGGGCCTACTTTATCTAACGGTCCAGGAGTGCTAATACCAAACACCATGCTAGGAACTTCTCGTCTAGCACTACTTGTTGTAATTCCACGAGTGTCATCTTTAAGAAGACCCTGCGTGTTTAACAATTCAGCTAGAGGATGTTGTGCTTTTTTAATTTTAGTTGGGTCAGGTTGATTGCCGCTATTAACTTTTTTGTTGTACTCGCCAACTGGAACTCGTTCAGCGTCAGTTGTTTTAGTATCTTCAACAACCTGTTGTGTGGCTGCAATACCAGGAAGCATAAAATTCATACCTTCGTCTGGCACACATCCAATCCAATATCCGTATTTTGGATCTCCTTGAACAAATACTACAACTACCGTTGATCCAACATCTGGTGGCACCATCCACATACCATAACTTTTTTGTGTATTTTCATAATCATCGTTTTCAGAAGTTGTACTTTGAGGAGTTACTCCATAAAACGGTGTCATATACTTTGCCGGATATGTTTGTCCTGTTGTGTTTGCATTACCCACTGCACGATGTAATCGTACATCAAGTATACCCATGTAAGTTGTATCAAGATGGCCAACTACTTCTGCAAGATATATTCCTGCAGGTACTGGCGGTTCTCCTGCTTCAATTGTTTCAACACTACTCATTATTCTCCTCCTCTTGTTCCACGGTCGCCACCTGGTTGTGCCGGTGTTGAAGTATTAAGAGCATTTTTTCCAGACCCTTGTTTTTTATATTCTTGTCCGTTGCGCCTATAACCCTTTAAAGTTTGACTAAATTGTCCGTTTCTAAAATTGTTTGTTACCATGTTAATACAATACAAACCTGTAAATCCAATAGCAGGTCCAGATTTGGGATCCTTTGTCATGTCCTGATGATTAGGACCTTTAAAATCATACATACCCGTTGTTTGATTTATATCTATTGGGCTTCTAAAATTAACAATAGCATCTACTTCGCTTGTTTGCCAACTTACTGAGCCGTCTTTATTCAAGTCTTTAACTCCTTCGACTGGTTTAGCATTATAATTACCCATGCCGCTGTTAACGATCCAATACGGATCTCCTAATATTTCTAAATCTAATATTACCATATCGTAAGGATTAGTAATTGCATCGTGGAATGTTTTAGCAATGCGTTGAGTTTGTGTTTCTTGGCCGCCGCCGCCCTTGGCTCTATCGCTAGATGTACCTGTCCCGTCATTTCTAGTTATGGTTGCTTGCTGACCAGGTGTTGTTATAACTCCGCTGGCGCCTTCTGGAGCTGCATCTAAATCCTTAGGCTTGCCGTTATCTGCATTACCTGTTGACGATTCTCTAGCAATATCTGTTGAGTTCTGGTTGCTGTCAGCGGCAAAGGAATTGGCAAAACCTATACTAAAATCTATATCAAATTTTAAAACTTCTGAATTTTTTCCGGTAAAAATATAATCATACCGTTTCACTGCCCGTGCTTTTAATTGATCAAAACCTGGCATTTTAATATTAGATCCTGCTACCTTACTAAGATGCACTCTAAAAGGAACCACACGATAAACACAAATCTTAGGAACTGTTCCAGTAGTAGGAATGTTTTCTTTTGAATCAACGTGATATACTTGTGTGTCAATTCTCCACCACTGAACCATTCCATCAGAATCTGCAGCGCCTGCCTTCAGTGCAGTATCTGCATACGAGCTCGATAATAACACTTGATTTATCACCGTAGGAATATCCATGTTTTGACTAAATTTAAATGTTCCGGTACTAGCATCTGCAATAAGTTTTCCGCGTAACCAAGTTTTAGTTAGTGGATCCCATGTATCTGCTTGATTACCTTGTGGCGGATCTCCTCTTCTTTTTTGATCAAATCCCATTGTTTGAGATCCAATGCTGTTTACAGTAGATTGTGATTGTTGTAAAGTGTTAGCATTAACACCTATTTTTGTAAAAATTTGGCCGCCTAATCCTGCTTGTGGATTTACATAGGCTTTGTTTGTTTTATTTTCGCTACTTCCAGATGCCGCAGGTGCGCCGGCGCTGGGCTGATTATCTTCTTTAGGAAATAAAATTACTACCTGATCTGCAATCTTACGTTCTTTTTTTGTAACTAACTCTTGAAATTTATTATTAACAACTGTTTGCAAACTTTGTTCGCCTGTTTGCAAAACTTCTTGAACTGTTTTGCCTTTTATAACAGTATCTGTTTTTAAATTTGCAAATTCAGTCGTTAATGCTTGTGCCTGAGTAGCATAGGCATTTATTAAATACCGAGTACCTTGGTCACTTGAGTTCATTTTTACGGTTGTAAATTTTATTGGGATATGTCTTGTTGCAAATGGAACTTTTAAAATAGAACCGTTTTCTTTATTGCCTCTAAATTCAATACTCAGTAAGAAAGATGCATCTCTCCAGTTTTCGTATTTTGCATCAGATGCAGCTTTTTGTAAAGCCAACATGAATAATCCAATACTGTAAGGCTCATAAACATCAAACTGTATTATAGAAACGTTAGTTGATTTTGGTGAGTTAAGTCCAATTACTGACTCAAACGTTAAATTGTTAATAAAGAAATCTTGTTTACCATAGTTTGTTTGTATTCTATTGTTTGGCTCTGCTCCGGCTGTTTTACAAATTATAGGTAAAACTTTGCCTGTCTTATATGTTGTGTCAGGAAAATTAAGTTCACTTATTGTTAACGGATGCAAGGAAATAACATAGTTATAACTTGCATAGTTTGATAAAATGTTGGGTGCTGGTAAACTTAGGCCGCCGGGTATTGACCCAAAGCTCGAGCCAAGACTTGATGCAGTACTTAACAGATTAGTTGTTGCTCCTACTACGTCAACCATATTAGACTCCCAACACTGTTCGGAGACTACTTCCTTTAGGAATATAAATTTTCTTTCCCGGGACAAAATCAAAAATAGGATCTTCAAGAACATCCATATTACGTTGCATAAAGACCCACCATAGTCCTGCTTCTCCGTACAAGTCAAATGCTAATAAATCTGGTCTATACATATATTGACTTTCAATAGTGTATAAAAAATCATCCGGTTCTGCACTAACTGGTCGTATTGACATTATATCGAGATAATCTCGTTGAGTTTCTGTCTCGTACCAGGGGCTTAAAATTGAATATGTTGCCATAATTAAATGTATCCGAATGGGTTATTTAAATAAGAGCCAGTGACAAATCTATCAAGGCTGAACTTACGTACACTTGTTCTACTGTACATTGGAATCAATGTTATAGAGAAAGAACTTTTTGTTGGAACATGTGCTGTACCGCCGCTGGTAGTTCCGCCAATGCCAAATGATCCTAACAATCCTGCTACTTGTCCTACTCCTCCGGCAATACTGCTTATGTTACCCATAAGGTTTGCGCTAATTCCAGGAATAGATCCGCCTAGTGTATCAGCTAATCCGCTAACATTGTCTGCTAACCCGGCAATGTTGCCTGCGGCACTGCCAACAACATTACAACTGATATAATCACAATCATTAGGTAATATACAATTAAAACTTTGTATTGCTACCGGAACATTTTTAAAAACATAATTTCCATAACCATTCAAATAAACAATTGGAGGTGGGTTGCCGGCTTTTGGATCAAATCCGCTAAACATTTTAGAAATACTACGTAAATAATGAACTGCCGCAATCCAATACAATGCCTGGCCTGCATCTTCGACCGCCATTGGCGCTGTAATTTCAATAGTACCAGGATCGCTATTTTTAAAAGCATTAAAAGGATAGTTGGTATGTACAACAGGTTCAGCTGAATACTTTGCACCAGACTTAATTGAAATCGTAGGAGTAAACGGCAACACTAAACCGCCAGCTTCTTTTAACGGTTTTAATACAGGACTAGATCTAAAACTAGACCAATTAGGGAGACTTAATCTGACTCGCCAATCGTTAGCATACGGATCACCAGAAAATGCCGAAACAGCACTAACTAAATCGCCAATAGCTTCGCCGCCAGCTGGAAGATTTATACTCCGAATTGCTGCTCCAACTCCATCGGCACTGGCTAACGAGCTAAAATTCGAAAGTGCCGCTCCAAGATTCTTTGCTGAGTCAACAGCTTGGGATGCTGCGCCAAATACGGCCGCTCCGGCGGCAACTTTCGATGTTAGATTACTTCCTGATGTAAATGCCATATTAGATTCCTTATTTGGTAAAGTATTTATTTGACTTTATTAACTGCATACATTATAATAAACAATCCGGAGACTTGATTAAATGACACCAACACCAGTAAAAGTAAACTATCTAAACAATAAGGACATGCTATTAGAAATACATCGAAGCAAAAGCACATATTGTAGTTTTACTAAACCAGAATATCACCAATATGACTTAATTTTGCCCAGTTTAGAAAAAATAAACATAAGAACAATAGCAGAAGCCAAACGTATCAAAGCCAAAAGACTTGGAGACCAAGACTATGCTGCAAGACGGGCATCTGGTGAGAAAGTTAAACTAGCAGACTGTGCAGTTGACTATAAAAAAATAACCAAAGAAGAATTAGTTTTTAGGATTATGACGTTTGATCATATTCCTCTTAATAACACACGAAAGAAAAACCCTAAAAGTCTAGCGGATCATAGAGACAAAGTTAACTTTCCTCCTTTTCAGCATTGGAAATTTAATGATGAAAACGAACTAATTTGTGTAGGCAAGAGTCATTGGAGGGGGAGTTTAGATAAAGGCAAGTTTGATAAAGATGCTGGGCAAATTACTAACACACTAGCTCGCATGATGATTAAACTGTGTGAACGATATGCTACAAGAGGTAACGTTCGAGGCTATACTTACAACGATGAGATGAAAGGGCAGGCAATTTTGCAGTTAACACAAATTGGATTGCAATTTGACGAGAGTAAATCGGATAATCCGTTTGCCTATTTTACCGCAGCTGTAACTAATAGTTTTGTTAGAGTAATTAACGTTGAAAAACGTAATCAGAACATTCGAGACGACATATTAGAGATGAATGGAATGAATCCAAGTTATAGTCGAACCGGACAAGGCGAACACGAAGCCGCTTTAAAACGCCATGCAGAGGACACAACGAATGACACACCAACTGTTTAAAAAGGTTGCATGTTTTACAGACATACATTTTGGTTTAAAATCAAACAGTCAAGTTCACAACCAAGACTGTGAAGATTTTGTAGACTGGTATATTGCAAAAGCAAAGGAGGAAGGCTGTGATACTGGAATATTTATGGGGGACTGGCATCACAATCGCAATAGTCTTAATATCACTACTATGGACTATAGCCTTAGGGCCTTGGAAAAATTGGGTAGCGCCTTTGATCAATTTTACTTTTTCCCTGGCAATCATGATTTATATTACAAAGATAAGCGGGATATTCATTCCGTTGAATTTGGAAAGTATATTCCTGGGATTACTATCGTACACGAGCCTATTACTACTGGTGACGTTACTATGTGCCCGTGGCTTGTCGCGGACGAGTGGAAAGCAATAGGTAAAAAGAAAGCCAAATATATCTTTGGACACTTTGAACTTCCGCACTTCTATATGAACGCTATGGTGCAAATGCCAGACCACGGTGAAATACAGCTAGATGCGTTTGATGGTTACGAAATGGGATTCAGTGGACACTTCCACAAACGTCAAAGCAAAGGCAATATGCACTATATTGGTAATGCTTTTCCGCATAACTATGCAGATGCATGGGATGATGAACGTGGAATGATGATTTTAGAATGGGGTGGCAAGCCAGAATATCATAGTTGGGATAACCAGCCTACATTCCGTACAGTAAAATTAAGTCAATTAATCGACGAAGCAGATACTTTGATTAAACCTAAGCAACATTTACGTGTTACCTTAGACATCGACATTAGTTACGAAGAAGCAAGTTTTATCAAAGAAAAATTTGTATCAGATTACGACATTCGTGAACTTACATTGATTACTGAAAAGAAAAACGTTGAGATCAATACCGATATTGATATTCAAGCATTTGAAAGCGTAGATCAAATTGTGTCCAGTCAGCTTGTAAATATCGACAGCGACACGTATAATAAGAACACGCTCCTGGAAATTTATAACAATTTATGATAAAAATAAAAGAACTTACAGTCAAAAACTTTATGAGTGTGGGTAATCAAACCCAAGCTGTGAATTTTGACAAGCAACAATTAACACTGGTATTGGGTGAAAACTTGGATATGGGTGGAGACGATAGCGGGTCACGTAACGGTACAGGTAAAACTACGATTGTCAATGCGTTAAGTTACGGCCTGTTTGGCAATGCTCTTACTAATATTAAGAAAGATAACTTAATTAACAAGATTAATAATAAAAACATGTTAGTTACCTTGGCTTTTGAAAAGGATGGAGTTGATTATCGCATTGAACGTGGACGCAAACCTAACATTTTACAGTTTTATGTAAACAATGTAGAACAAGAAACAGATGAAACAGATGACGCACAAGGCGATATGCGTGAAACTCAAAAAGATTTAGATGAAATTCTAGGTATGAGTCACGATATGTTCAAGCACATCCTTGCTCTCAACACGTATACTGAGCCTTTCCTTAGCATGAAGGCTAACGATCAACGAGCTATCATTGAACAGTTATTAGGAATAACTATTCTAAGTGAAAAAGCAGAGGTACTGAAAGAATTAATTCGCAATACTAAAGATGATATCACACAAGAGAACGCTCGCATCGAAGCAACTAAACGATCAAACGAAGGTATTCAAAAGAGTATTGACAGTTTAATTACAAAACAAACTGTTTGGAACACTCAACGAGACAATGATGTTGAAAAGATTGGCCGGGCAATCATAGAACTTGAGAATGTAGATATAGATGCTGAGCTTGCGAAGCACAGCGAGCTGAAAGTTTACGAAGAAAAGACAGCGAAGCTGAAAAGCCTAAATAAGGAACGGGCTACGTTAGATAGCGCGACAGCGCAAGCGGAGCGAAGCGTCACAAAGTATGACAGCGAGCTCGCCAAGTTGGCTAACAAGACCTGTCACGCTTGTGAACAACAGCTTCATGACCATAAGCATGAGGAGATGACTGCTACTGCACAAGGTCATCTTGACGAAGCTAAGAAGTATCTCAACAAAGTTACTGCTGACTTGAAAAAGATTACAACAGAAATTGCCACCATTGGCGATGTTGCAACTAGGCCGGACACTTACTACGATACTGTCGAGCAGGCTCTCAAACATCAAAACAATCTTAAAACATTGGAAACTCAGCTGACAATTCGTGCAGGTGAGCAAGATCCTTATCAAGAACAAATAGAAGAACTGATGAATACTGCCCTAGTGGACGTATCTTGGGACACTGTCAACGAACTTACCACACTCAAGGATCATCAAGAGTTCTTACTCAAGCTGTTGACCAGCAAAGACAGCTTTATTCGTAAGAAGATTATTGATCAAAACTTGGCTTACTTGAACAATAGGCTGACTTATTATCTAGACAAGATGGGTTTACCGCATACTGTGGTGTTTCAAAACGATTTGAACGTGGAAATTACACAGCTAGGACAGGACCTAGACTTTGATAACTTGTCGCGTGGTGAGCGTAATCGTTTAATCTTAGGATTAAGCTGGAGCTTCCGTGACGTGTGGGAAAGTTTATATCAGCAGATTAACTTGTTGTTTGTTGACGAGCTGATTGACAACGGA